GGACGATACTCCGACATGCATCGACTTCGGTTGGTGCACTAGGAATCTTTCCTTCTGCTCCCGTGAGGGTGCAGGAGGGCCGATACCTTGGGCTACCAGTCCCAGTGGGGATTCATTCCTTGACGATGAACCACGGACTCTGGACCTTTACTACTATGATAAAACTAAGAATTGCTTTGTTCAAGTTGGCAATCGCCTTCTTGAACGGGCAGTTACTTAAGTTAGATCACCGTAGAGGTATGATCCACGCATGGGTTGGTGAGGTCCTTAAGAGGTCACTCACACGGGGAACGGTGGACACAATCGGGTTTGTAAAAGAACTTCGGTTGTGTTACACTCGCTACCTTAGTGGGACACCCCTTAAAGGTTCCTCGCCAGGTCTTGGGGTTCAGCTCGACGAAAACGGCCTCCCAAAAGGAGGTACGCTCAACGAACTGTTCCTATCACGTGATCCGTCCGAGTTAAGGCTCGGGTTAACCCTTTTGGGGGTTTCCCGTGTCTTACCCGGCTGGAAGAGCCCCGACATAACTACAGTTACAGCACCGCCTGGTCTTATAGATCCTCGATTAGAGGACGACCTCGCGGCCCTGATTCCTGAGTTAGGTTGGAAGCTTCCTCTTCCCGAATGGGAAGAGTGCCACGTAACAACCAAGGCTGGCCCCAACGCGCAAGCGCTTGTAGGTTCCATCGAGGATGCTCATCTCCTTACGGAGCAGCAGATTAGCGATCTGCGGCTCTTAGGGGGAGATGAGTTAATCCGATCGATTGAAACATCCAAACTTCTCAGCCCCCTTACCTGGCTAGCGCATTTTTCACTGAGCCCGAAAGGGCGCAGTGGAAAATTATCGCTAGTCAGAGACAAGGAGGCCAAGACGCGGATCGTTGCCATCCTTGACTACTGGACACAATCATGTTTACAGCCTTTGCACAACGCAGAAATGCGATTGTTGCGAAGCCTGAAACCTGACATGACCTTTAATCAAGGGGGGTTCAGAGCCACACTACCCCCTCAAGGGCCGTATCATTCACTTGATCTAACGGCGGCCACAGATCGGTTCCCTGTAGCAATACAGGAGAAGATCCTTGGCCGCTTGTTAGGTCAAGATGAACTTGCGGCTGCATGGCGGCGGCTCATATGCGACCGAGACTATACAATCTCCTGGGGTAACCGGCGCGATACCTTACGGTACGCGTGCGGCCAACCCATGGGTGCGTATAGTTCTTGGGCTACATTTG